GCTTAAGGACTTGTCATCAGAGTTGCGCCCCTCGTGATCGAGCTTTTTCTTCACGCGCGATCTTAGTCGAGCGGCAACACGAGATTTCATGTCGGACGCTCCGCCAGATTTCTTTCTCGTAGAAATATCTCTGATTGCTTTGCTTAGCTTTGACCTTGGGCGGGCTTCTGGTGCAGCTGGCGCGTTACTACTCGAAGATGATTGCCCCTTCCTCCGTTGAGCTTTTCTCATTTGAGCGTTGCGCAGTGCCCTTTGGTGCCGCTGACCCTTCCTCGTGGCTGCCTCTGCTTTTGCTCGTGCCAGTGATTGCTGAGTATCGCCAGGAAGTACCCTCTTGAGAGACTCGCTGATCTTCCTCTTCGTCGCCTCTGAAACGACCCTGAACTCACTTGCCTCAAGCTCCTCATCATCAAGTTCCTCATCATCAAGCATTTCTTCGTCAATCATTTCATCGTCAAGCAGTTCGTCGTTCGGATCAGGCTCAATAGGCTCCCCTGTGATCGGATCAATTTCAGGATCAATCTCGTCATCTTCAAATATCACTTTCTTAGGAGCATCAATGATACTTCGCGCCCACTCCTCAAGATCTTCATCTGCCTCGATAACACCCGCACCGACAAGCGTAGAAATGACATTCGTGATCGTTGAATAGTCAACTGATCCGAGTTTACGATGACGCAACTTCGGATACTCAGTCACTTCGAAGTTTAGATCCACAAGCTCGGGGATCAAGTGCCTGTTGTATACGTCCTCTATGAGATTCGCCAATGACTCCAAGGACAGAAGGAAGAAATCAGACTGGTCCTCAGACAACGCGCGAGATCCGCCATCGCCCGATACAAGATTCAAGAACATAGCCAGCACGTTGTTAGCGATTTCGTTGTTGTGATGATCTATTGATTTCCAAATATCTGAGACGTTTCCCGCCTGTAAATCAGCAAACATAAACTCCCAGTTTGAGTTAGGAAGAACGATCCCGCCTTGCTCGTTCGCGCGGATGTTCTTGAGAATAGCCAACGCCTCAGCCTTGTCTTTCGCAAGAGCGTTCTTCGGGAGCTTAATGATCGGGATTCCTACGCCTTGGCGTTCGTGGCGGATAGCATCGAACTTATACAGAGCGTCCTTGATATACCAATGACGATACGCGGAACGTAGTACTGATACGCCTGTATAATTATCGCCCTCTTTCTGGTAAGAAAAGAGGAGCATCTTAGATGATGGGATTTCAATTTGAGAGTGACCAAAGTTTGGATGATCGGGATCACTGATCTGTGACGGAAGCTGCTGGACGATTCCAGGAGATCCGTCAAGCATTTCCCAGCGGTCAATTGTAGTCTGTTTTCGTGACGCGATTTTCTTCAGCCAGATGAAATCATCCTCGTCATCGGCTGTGTAGACTTTCTCGAATGCTGAAAAGCCAAATTCAAGAAGCGTCAGAACTTCAGTCAGATGCTCCGTCCATGATTGATCCATCTTTTCAAACAAAGCCTTAGAACAGAAGTCAGCCACCTCCTGCTCGGCTTCTCCAACTTCATCGGTCTCGGGATCTTTGGCCGCGTCAAAATACCACTCTGTCGAGAGTATCGGGAGCTTGCATACCATGAGTGACTGACGCACCTTCGAGTCTGACTTCCTCATCTCGTCGTATTTCTCTAGTCCCGTTCGGCCTGAGAGAGCCGAATTGTAGTCACCTTCGAGAAATCCGTTCACGATGTATGTTCCTGATCCTCCTTGAGCGTTCAAGAGTTCGTCAACTGAAATTCTCCTCGGGGCTTTCCGCGTAGGAGCTATTTGTGATGTTGCGCCTTTTGTCGTTTTCGGAGAGGCTTTAGGCATAGGATCTTAGAAGCGCGTATTGAGTAGATCGTTTCTCCCAGAGTCCGTGTCGCCATATTGCCGTCGATAGTACTCTTCCTTTTTCTTTCCATCAAAGCGTGAGTTGTCTTCCTTCCTAGTTCCGAGCGACTTCTTTTTCATCGGTTCGTTGATCGTCTGAAAATTCGATTCTATCAATATGTTATCACCAAGCTCCATCAATCCATAGCGAAGATCATCGCAATTCTTTACAAGTACTCCGTTCGCGTAAAATGTTCCGTCCTCGGTAGAGATATTATAGACGCTTTCTCTTCTGGCTGTCCCAAGGCTTTTTACCGCAGGGCATTCCAAACTTGTTGTAGTACCGCATTTTGCAATTAAGATGACAAAATTTTGGAGGATTGTAACTGATTGTGACAAACAAGCATCCACACATCTTGCAAAGATACTCCTTCGATTTTTGATTCTTCCAAACTTTCGCACCGTGTTCACCGTGCCATTCTCTCCCTTCTTTGCTTCGATGCCATGCAGGTGCATCAAGCTGAGCCTTAGCGATGTTGTTGTGCAACTTCGCATGATCTGACGCAGAAATGGCTTGGAGATTTTCCACTTCATTATTCTTCGTGTTGCCGTCTTTATGATGAATGTGAAAACCGAAAGGAATTGATCCATTCGCTTCTTCCCAGATGTCCCGATGCAAAGCTCTACCCGTCCCATGATCGCGCTGGTTCGCTCGGTAGTATTTTCCATTCCAGAAGTATCTGATGCCGTTGAACTCAGTTCCTTGCATGTGATAATCTTATCTGATGCATTGAGGTATTGCAATGGAACAAATCCCCTACCGATTACAAAGAACGGATGATCAGGAGTAGCGACTATTTCTCCGTTACTCCATTTGCATTGCATTACATCTTTCGCTCCCATCTCACGCCAAGCGAGAACAGATGACCATCCTGATGCAGTACGAATGACATCCCCCCTACGCAGATCAGCGACGCTCTTCATTCCGTTCGGGGTTTCACACCTGACAGAACGAGGAAAGCAAGCATGATCCTCGCCCTTTGAATTCAAGTCCTCTACCTTCACCAAGTCGTGAATCATCTCTGGGATAGTGCGAATGAGGTTCACGCAATTCTCCGTTACAGAAAGCCGAGCAATCATATCGCCTGTGTTCGGATCTTCATACGGCGCAAGATATTTTCTGACCAAGTTCCATCCTTCGATGCGCTTGTTGTTTCCTGCGACTACAACGATCCCTGCTGCCTGAAATGTATCTTCAAAAGTGTTTCCATCTTCAGATTCCTTAGATATGACAGACGGATCTACCACGCCAAGGTCAATTTCCTCATCTTCGGTCGTTAGCGCGGCAATCTTTACGGAAAGCTGATCGTACCTTAGCCGTGTCTCGTACAGCTCTCGGTAGCAGATAACACGTCCGCTGTTCATAAGCGCAAGCCAGTGAACCGATGATGGACTGGGCGAAAAACCGTAGTCCAAGCAGATGATTCTACGCTTCACGCCCACAATCGGGATGAAGGGGCTTATGACGTGAATGTCTCTTCTCCACTCATTGAAGTATTGCCCCTCGAATACATCCCAGTCACCGTCAAGACGCGCACGCCGTTCCTTCTCAGGTAGAGACATCAACGAAGGCAAGTACTCGGGATCTAGCTTCATCAAGATCGGGTTGTCGTGAATACCCGCGCGAGTCATGCCGTAGTCGCTCGGGTTTTCGTTCTCAATATAGTCTTTATTGATCCACAGGCGCTTGACCCATCCGTGACCAACTCCGCCAGGGTTCGTACTACCAAAAAAGAATGGCCTGATTTTCTTCTTCGTACGCATGCATGTAATGATCTTACGCCACCAAGAATACTGCCACTGTGTAAGCTCCTCGATCAGCACGAAGTCATATTCAAGCCCGCGATACTTCTCCACGTCTGCCTCGCTTTCACAGTACCCGATATCAATATGAGACTGATTCGGGAACGTGATTCTGTTTCGGGTTGATACCCATTTCAAATACGGCTGTGATGTACCGTCCTCATGCTTGATCAGTGTTTCTTCCAGAAGAGGCTCCACAAAGTTTTTGATTGCTTCACCTCTTGAGAGACGAAGTACAAGCCCCTTCACTCTCGCCAGCTCATCACACGTTCTGAATGCTTCCATTCGACAAGCGTGTGACTTTCCTCCTCCTTGCGCTCCTCCAATCAGTTTGTACTTTGCTGGATCGTTCAAGAATAAATCCTGCTTGGGCTGCACGATTGGGTAGGGGTTGTAGTTGATCGGTTTAGATTTCGTCGTCATGGATAATGCGGGGATGAGGCTTTGATCCTGGAAGAATGATTGTGCTTCCTGCTGGCAGTCCTACAGGGAAATCATTATCACCAAATGAAGGTCTGAATTCTTCTGGCACCTTCCGCTCAAGATACCATCTGACGGTTGGCATATCGCCATGATCAATCGCTTTTGAGACTTTCGAGCGAGCGGCCATAGTCAGTTTCATCTCGGCAATCTCCAAAGTCCTCTTGAAATTATCACTTCTTTTCAAAACTCTTCGATATTGCATATCGTTCATTCCTGCTTGCACAAGGGCTTCTTTCAAGGTAAAGCCGTTTTCAATCGCCGCAATGAACTTAGATAATATTTCAGGCGTGACGGTAGAGTTCTTCGGTATGTCATCTGACCGCTTCAATGCCTTGGGTTTCTTCAATGCTTTCTTCATGCGGTTGCGCATTGGAACCTTCTCTGCCAGTGGTTCAAGTGATTCGCTCATATAGAGAGTGGTTTCAGCCATTGAAGATACACTTGATGTGCGACCTGAGCCATCATCACAGGTGGAACTGACATACCAACTACATATT